CCTATGACGCCAAGGCTGGCAAGTCGACGTCATGGCCCGTACGGATAGTGAACCTCTTTCCCGAGAGGGACTTGGCGTTTCTGGAAGTTGAGGATAACCGATTTCCACAGCAGAAAGATATCGCCAAACACTTCCTGAAGGCGAAGGATGCTCTGTCAGCATCCTCGGCGATTCTATTCATACCCGGTGAAACGAGTTGCATAGTTGTGTCGAACGCGAGCTTTGAGAGCAAGATAGCGCCAGGATCCATCTACGATGTCAACGTCCCTGCATGGAAACCGTCGCAGAAGATCTACAACCTGAACTACTTCACTACCACCCGCGTCACCAAGGCGGGTGACTGTGGCAGCCTTGTCTTCGAGCAGAGCGGGAAGCACGAAAACCGCGGCTTCATGGGTATACACATCGGCACTCGTGGGCATTCACGCGGTCTCGTAGCATCCATCTTTCAGGAAGATCTAGCCGAGGGGTTCTCGACGGATTGCCAGGCGCTGGGAGTGTACGACGACTATTGGACGAGTCCAGAGTCTACCGTTATCTTGGGGAAGGAATACATCTTGACCGACCTTCTGGCACTCACGATGCCCCCCACCTACACTGACGAAGGACATGACATACCTGATACGGACAGGCTGACCAGAGTTGGCTATGTCGCTGAATGGTTCAGTCCCTCGTGGAATAAAGGGGGGGAGTTCCAGAACACTATCATCTCGGACCACCTTAACCCAGCGATATTGCCTAAAGACCAGGCCCCGGCCCCTGTGTCCATTAAGGACCCGGGCATACACCCAGAGTTCCTGGACGCCATGCCACGAGACAGATGCAACAGACCATCCATAGGAGCCAAGCAACTCAAGAACATATCAGGGCCGCGGAAAGAGATCAACGGATCGTTAGCTTCACGAGTTGTGACTTCCCTAGTTGCCATGTGGACCGCGATCCCTGAGATGAAGGACTGGAGACTGCTTAGCACGGAAGAGACCCTGAGTGGAATACATGAAGGTCCGTACGCCGGCCTTCTAGGTCCCGTACGGCTCGACACGTCCCCTGGCATGCCGTACAAGAAGTACAAGAACTCTCACACGAAAGGCCATTTTATAGAGAACGTGGCACCAGAAGGACAGACGCCGCGGCTGGCGTTCAAAGAGGACAGGGCGGGCCAGTTGTTGAAACAAGCTTACGATCTACGCTGGAACAGAGCCCACCAAGGACAGAAAGTCTTGAGAATAGTCGACGCGAACTTGAAGGTTGAGTGCGTCAAATTGAAGAAGGTCACCGAAGGGAACGGAAGATTGTTCTTGGCCGAAGGGCTAGATCCCTTCCTCTTCCAGAGGCGAATCTTTGGCATGAGGCAAGCTATTATCATGAAGACCAGGTTTCTGAACAAGTTTATGCACTCTACCACGGGCATCAACGTCTACGAGGAATTCAAGGACCTATTCGCGCAACTCGTGCGGGTGGGAACTCACGGATTCGACGCGGACTTCTCCAAGTTCGACAAGACAATTCCTGATTGGGCATGGGCGGTATATAAGCACGCCCTTATCCTGCACGCGAAAACGTGCAATTGGGGCTTACTTGACCATGAGCTGGAAAATCTCATCACGGTGCTGGTCGACGACCTTAAAGAAAAGTTCTACCTTTTCGAAGGAGTCCTATATCGCGCCAGTGGAGACATGGCCTCTGGGGTCTATCCAACCAACATAGGCGATTCCGATCTCCTGGACATCATATTCATCGCCTGTACGCTCACCATCATTGATTCCGACGACGAGGCACGCGAAATGTTCCTACTCCCCGACGGGTCTATGAACTGGAACAGATTCAATGATTGCGTCACGTGGTTTACTCACGGTGACGACTTCATTGCTTCGGTTTCCGACGAATGGACCCGCTTGTTCAACTTTGAAGTGTACCAAGACTTCATTACTGGAGTGGGCATGGTCATGACCACCACTGACAAGGATAACGGCGTCTACAAGGTGAAACCCGTGAAGGACATGTCCTTCATAGGCCGGACCTTCGAGTTCGACGTCTCACGCAACCAGCCGCACGGAAAACTACGGAAGACGGCTATCAACCGGATGGTGCATTGGACAACCGACACATCCGTTGACCAACTGGAGGACGTCCTCGCCTCAGTAGAGATCGAGCTGCGGGCATATCCCAAGGACGAATACAACGAGATCACCGGAGAATTGCAGCGAGCGTTTAGGAAGGTTGGAGTCATCCACCCTTTCAAAAGCTGGGCGAACGCTCGCTCCCACCTTATAGCCCAGCAAATGAACTACGAACCTGGCACGCGCAACCTGGCGTATCAGTCATACATTGAAGACCCCAAAATGAGGATCCTACGAACTGAGGAGAAGATTTCTTGCGAAGACTTCCTATCCAACACTTTCGGTTTGGCCCACGCTGGGGGGATAGAAATGAACTCTGGAGCACTCCGTCCAGAGCTAGGGTGCACCGCGGAAGCCGGTGAGGAGAAGAACGGGCCAAGGGGGCGCGAAGAAGGGGTGCAACCCTCTAGTAGTAAACCCGATGCGGACCGTTCTATACCAGAGGAGAGAAGAGACACACAGGGTACGACCCGACAGTGCGACAGCCGTGTCACTCCATACGGTGAAGAGAATAAATGTAACATGGACAAGTTGAATCAAACTATCGCAACTACCACCACCACCACTGAGAGAGGAAACTCCGCACGAGGAGAAGACGTATGCGGAATCAGAGAAAAGAAGATGCACGGCGCGTCGCTCACAAAACAATTGAGCGAACTCGACCAGTACATCATGAGAGACGGAGCGAGGATTTACATCGAAGCCGATGCTCCCTTAGTCCAAAAGGCCTACACGAATCTCACACTTTACAACGCAGTAGGCTTTAACCCGGCAGGCCAGACCATCAAGGTCTGGAACTACGGTGACTTTCTGATGAGGTCCAGGGAACCCGGACTCATCCCAAAGTACATGTGGGCCAACCTCACATGCGGCAGTTGCACTTGCGACTGCAAGGGGGCAGCCGCCCTCATCAACCATTTATATAACAGCCACCCCGATGACTACCACAAGGCGTCGATGCACTATATGCACGACATCATGAACTATCCTGTGGGAGATGAAAATCAAAAGGATACCAGCACCCAAGCGTCTGAAAGAGACACTTCATTGAGGGACATGGTTGATGGCATAAATGAAAATGACAACAAGGTGCTTCTGTACATGGCTAACCCAGGGGCACGACTATACCCGAGACGATCAGACACCGAACCCATGGAGGAGCAGGTCGAAGACTACATCGAGGGCCGGACGTCCACGGAAGCCATAGTGGACAGCATGAGGAATCTCAGCATTG